ATGTCAGTTTCGCCGAGGCGGGACTGATGTGGCATATGTGGATAATTCTGGTAATTATGTGAGTACTGCCGGTGCAACTTTCGCGCAAGATGTTGCACTCACGGGAGTCAACGCGAATCTTGGACTTAACCGAGGTGCCGTTTGGTTTAATGGCATCAATGATACCAATCACTACCTCTATAACAACTTTAACAACCGCGATGGTGCTGGCGCCTTTGATGGTATGAAGTGGAACGCTTACAACGGTCTCTGGGTGAGAGGAGGTCAAACTGGTGTGAATACAGGCCTTTTCATGGACGCCAGTGGCAATGTGGGAATTGGAACAACGACCGTCAACGGCAGAATGAATATTTACGAAGCGACTGGATCGGCAGCAGGTGCAACATCAGGAACTCTCACGTTAGACCATGGAAATAATTATGGTTCATCAAGCATCGTTTTTCCGAGCAGAGTCAATAACACATCAGATTATGGTTACATTCAATACAACGACACTCGCGGCGGTGCGGGCGAATCTGCAAACATGATTATAGGAATTCAGAATGACGTGGACGATCACGTTTCACTTATGCCATCGGGGAATGTAGGTATCAATACATTGACTCCCGGCTACAAACTTGAAATTCAAGGAAACGACTATGCAACTGGCGGACGCTACACTTCGGACTGGTTCCGCGTGTTTGGAAACAGTGGTATTTACTGGGAGTCTTGGGGTGGTGGTTGGAACATGTCGGACTCCACCTACATCAGGTCATATGGTGGCAAGTGGATATTTTGCGACAACACAATTGGATGCGCGGGTGATATCATCGCTTACTACTCGGACATGCGTCTCAAGAAAAACATCGAGCCCATCACAAATGCAATTGACAAGATCAAGTCACTCAGCACTTTTACCTACGAGACGAATGAATTGGGAGCATCGTTCGGCCTTGAGGCAAATGTCAGAAACACCGGATTCAGTGCACAGGAAGTGCAGGCAATTATGCCGGAGGTTATCCGGCTCGCTCCATTTGACATGGGTGAGAAGAACGAATTGACGGGGTATCCAGAGTCCAAGTCGGGCGAAAACTATATGACACTTCTTTACGACAAGATGGCGCCTCTGATCGTCGCAGCTCTGAAGGAGGAGGTTCAGAAGCGCGAAGACCTAGAGAAGGAGGTGGCCGAGTTGAAACAGCTCGTTCAAAATCTTCTCGCTAGACAGTAGAATGGGGCTCTTGGTGAATGACACGATTACCCTAAAAAACGGTCAAACAGTCACTGGCGCTTACGTTTCATTCGCTGGAAAACACATTCACATGATTCCACGAGACTCGTTTGTTCCTCCCAGTCGACACAATCCATTCGATACTAAATGGGTCATCACCGGAACTGGGTATGGTGTATGGGTAAGCAAGCAAGAGGCTGACGCCGGTCAGCCTCAGATAGGGTATTTTCCGTGTAATATACCAGTTTCAGATCTGTCTAAACCAATTCACGAGATGTGCTACGACTACCTCAAGACCATCTATAAAAATACCAGTGATTGTTAAGAATGGGCATCTTCGTCAACAGCGGAGTCATGTCCAGTGGCGTATCACTGACGAATGTCTATCTAAGTTTCAACATGGAGCCGGTGATTGTGTTTCCAAAGAACAGCTTTGGACTCACTGAATCAAATTTCATGGTGAAATGTAGATACAGAGTTTACAACGACCCTGAAAAGAGTAACGGGTGGAATATAGAAGAAGAAATTTCCATAGAGACAACTGATATCAGGCGGCCAATTTACGATATACTCTATGAACAACTCACTTTGATGTATCCAGACTCTATTAATATGTTTTGATAGAGTAATGGGAATTACGGTACCAACTGCCAAGATCCCTTCCGGTATCCAGCTGAGCAACGTCTACATCAGTTTGGCGAACGAACCTGTAAGCATAACTCAGATCAATAAACTTACTGTCGATCCAATCAATCCGAAGTCAAATGCAAATTATCAGGTGAATGGGTATTACGCAGTCTATGCAGACAGAAAGACTGCAAAAATTCAGGGAGTTTCGCCTATTCGTATTCCTATTGGTATCCGAACAGTTGAGTATCCCTCAAACCCTCACCAGATCATCTACAACCAACTGAAACAGATGTACTCAAATGTGCAGGACGTGTATGAGGTTGCACCAGTAACCTTTAGTAACTTGACTGTTTCAGGAGACACCCTCGTCTCTTTGTTCAAGGATATCAATTTGGATTCTAACACCTATGTGATCCCATCCGAAACGAGCAACATCGTCCTTACTCAGGATGCCTTTTCACAGCTTTCCAACGCCATCAACTCGTTCGAATTCACTCTGGTCCCAGAGGTGGAGACGAGCAACGTGGTCCCAGAGGTGGAGACGGCGTCGGTTTAAAAAATCGCTTCTAGTAGTAATGGGAATCATTGTCCACACCGGCACTCTTCCAAATGGAAATGTCGTGAGCAATGTCTATATGACTTTTTGTCCAGAAACGATTCACTGCTTCACGTACGGGGGTAACGGGGATGGGTATACTTATTATGTAAATTACAACGTGTACCCACAGAACCCTAATACAATGGCTATTCGTAATACTACTTCGGAGCCACTGCATATTGGTAATTTCCCACTCCAATTTATCGTACCAGATCCGAGTAAAGAAGGTCCTTGGATTACGTGTTATAACAAACTCAAGGAACTCTACCCGGATTCTGAAGATGTGTACGAATCAAAGAAATCACTCACACCTGAAGAAATGTACGACCTAGGCCTTTTGTAATTTCCACGTCACCGTCACTCGAATATCCCCGACGGCTCTCGATGGAGCAAGTCCTCTGTGCCAAATGTCAGAACGAAAGAGGATGGCCATGTTTGGTATAGGATACTGATTCTCAATTGCATTTTCCATCTTAAATTGAGTGCCACCTCCCCAATTGTCAATTTCCTCCTCTTTTATACTATTCAAGTACAGCAAAAGAGTCCATGTATCCGGTGTAGAATCGTCTTGGTGAAACTCCCCGTCTTGACCAAACGACTGTCCATTCGCGTAAATACGCAATATCTTCAATCCCTTTTCACGGAGTAAAGACTGAACCATATCTATGAAAAATTGATTATTTGTCAGTTCAAGCATCCAGAACCTGGGCGGGCCACCCATCGAGCTCCCATAAAACGCCCATGATGCTGACCGAAATGTAAGATCTTGCGCGGTCGTGAATCTGGTTACATCGAGAAAGTTGTGATAATAGAATATTCCGCGATTTTCCTTGGGTGGCGTATGACTAACAAATTGAGAAATCGCCCACCGTCCTTCTCCAACGACCGGTGTCACTGAGTGCCGCGTTGAGCTTGGAAAAATAACGAGACTGTTATTCTCAATCGGAACTCTGTATTTTCCGAAATAGAGTTCACCACCTGAAAATTGCTTTGGTTCTTTCCATGTGTAATAAATTGCAGTTAATACGGCATGATCTATGTGAGGCTTGTAGTGATCACCAGATTCGTAATAACTCACGAGTATCTTATCGTCCATACCAGCCATGTTAAGCCACTTGTACAACCAATTGTTCTTTTGTGTTTCCCAAGAAACTTCATGAAATAATTTTCGTGACAATTGAAAAATAGGACCACGTGGTTCATTGAGAAACATGCCCTTGTTCTGTTTGGAAACGAGACCATCAATTGTATGAGCTGTACCTGTGTTTTCCGCGGGTTTAAGATTTGGTTTTATAGAGTGTAGTTCACGGTGGATAGCGTCAATTTCATCCTCTGTATAGTAGTTATTTACTATGCAGAAGGTGACCGGTTCTGTGAAAAAGTTAAACTCCATTGAATGATTCTGAGATTTTAGTATTGATTTAAATACCCAAAAGGTCCTTGTATTTGAGCTCCGGCTGATCCACCGGCTGCATACGGCCCGTGATAACCCTGCCCATCATAACCAGGTGATATGCCACCATTCTGGCCAACTTGACCACCCGCGCCACCGTCAGTTGGTCCCTGTGTATATCGAGGACCTCCTCCTCCTCCTCCATAAGCTCCACCTGCTTGGCCCGCCGTCTCTGGTCGTGGCGGTCCGCCCGGGCCTCCATTTTGACCACCTCCACCAGGTCCTGCTCCCCCGAACCCCGATCCACCGCCACCACCACCGCCACCATATGTGTTTGTAGCACCGTTAGCACCCTGATTCACGTGGTGAAATCCGGCACCACCGCCCCCACCCCCGCCCCCGCCTCCGTATGTCCCTGCGCTTCTATAAAAGTAACAATCATTTGAGTATCCATACCCTACATACGCAGTTCCTCCAGCATTTCCAGCATTTCCAGCGTTGTAATTGTTACCGCCACCGCCACCCTGACCTCCTGACCCCCCGGGCCCACCCCACGTTCCTCCGTTATTCTTGAACCAGTTTCTCCCATACATGTACATAGACGCAGTCTGGCCTATTCCACCTTCGTTGATTGTAATTTTTGTGTAGTTTGTGTTCGATCTTCCAATAGAAATACCGTACGTCCACTGGTTATACAAGATTTCAGTACCCTTGTCCCTGAACCATGCAGCTGGTCTATTTTGTCCAGTTGAAACTTGTGTAGGCGAATCGATATCAAAGTAACGCCCCTGACCTCCGTAACTACTCGTCCATTGACTTGCGGCATTTCTCCCTTGCTGAAATCCATTGGAACGATTACCCCATGGCACAGATGCCTGGTAGCTATTCTGATTGTCCCATGCCTGGTAGTAAGACATCTATACTTAAAAGGATAGAATATTTTAACAGGAGATGTACATTAAAAATTTGATACCACTTGACCACTGCAAAAAGCTTGCTGACATCATCAGAAAACAACCCATCAAGGAGGGTGATACGCAGGTATACGGGAGTTATACGTACTACAGTCTGCCCGCCGTAAATACAATACTGGGTCTTCTTCTAGGACGGATTTCTGAATCGGCTCAAAAGAAACTATTGCCAGCGTATTCCTACTGCCGAATTTACAATTACGGAGATGAATTGAAGCCGCACGTTGATCGCGAGGCGTGCGAATGGTCCGTGACTATTAATCTCAGTCAGTCTGATCCGTGGCCTATTCACATCGGAACTGATGTGTTTGATATCAGTCCGGGTGACGGTGTCTTGTATAAAGGATGCGAAGTTGAGCACTGGAGAGAACCTTTTCGCGGGTCGGAGCATGTTCAGATCTTCCTTCACTACGTAGATTCCGAAGGCCCAAATCGTAACCAGGTTTTCGACGGTACTATCAAGAAGCTTTATTCCGACCCTGTAAATTTTCGTCTCTTGCGTACAAACGACAACACGCCGAAAATCTGGACGAGGGGAGGTGCTTTCATGCCACACGAGTGCAAGTCCATCATCGGGGAATTTTTCAAAAAGACGTATGAAAAGGCGGTTGTCGGCCACGGAGAATTGAGAAGTTCCTTGCGCAGAAGCTTGGTGTACTGGATCCCTAAAATCCAGTCGTACTCCTGGATCTATAACCGGGTGAACGATATGGTGAAGACTGCAAACAAAGAATATTACGACTTTGAGATTATGGGCATCGATGAGAACATACAGTTTACAGAATACAGTGCGAATGACGAGGGGTGTTACGGGTGGCACACGGACGAAGAGGGGACAAGCAGAAAGCTCAGCGTAAGTATTCAACTTTCCGACCCGAGCAATTACGACGGAGGAAAACTACAATTTGGAACTCGTGACGACAACATAACAGAAGCGAACAATGCACTCGGCTCGATGACTGTATTTCCTTCGTATAAACGCCACCAAGTGACGCCTGTCACGCGCGGAACGCGTTTTGCACTGGTCATCTGGATCACCGGTCCTCCATTTCGCTAACAAACACCGGTGGTAACGCAAAATGATACATGTGTGTAAATGAATTTGGCCACTCGATGTAATCACCCGGTCGTAGTCTGTAGTCCTTGTCGCGAATTGTTACCGTCGTCTCGACAAGCATCCACATCTTAAACATCTTGAAATTGTTCAAATCACTCACATTTCGTGAAACGACGCGTTTCGGATTTTCAAATAAAATTCGTGTTTTGCCTCCTAAACTCTTCAACATTTCATCCACCTTTCCAGAATCCATATCACGCTTGATGTGATTTACAAATTCATCGCTTACCAAAGACTTGATTAGATCAATAGGGTACGGGTTGAGCATGTACAGAAAGTCCCTGTCCTCTGGAGGGAACATGATAATTCGTTTCCTGCCAGCAAGTTGACATAGCCAATTATTTTGAAGATCGTAATGAATATAAGTCCTTACATTGCAAAAATTGACCCAAACAGCCGATGCATACCCAGTTGTGATTACAGATGGAACTGGTAATGGGTAATCCGCCATGTTTTGCATAAGGTAATCATTTGATCTAGCATCGGCACAGAATTCAGAAATAGTTTTGAGAGAGTAATCTGTGCTCGGGTAATGATACAAAAGGATGTCTGACGGAATTGCACCCGAAGGATCATTCAGTACTCGTAGTTTTCTGTCTGATTTGAAATACTTTGTAAAATTCTTGTGAGGTTCTAGACCAGATTTCTCTACTCGTGGAACCAGTGTACCTTTACTCCCTTCTTTGAATTCGTAGTCGTCGTGTAGGTTAAAATTTAATGCGAAATTCAAGTCTTCCCCTTCTGAGTACACAAGATGAAACCACCCCGCTGGTATGAATATCATTTCACCGGGGTTTATCAAGTATTCCTTCTTGTGAGCTTTGTAGTACAGGGGGTACCTACTTTTGCATGGAAATTCGTCGCAAATGTGAGAAAACCTTCTTTCAACCGCGAACGTATCTCTGTCCATTATTAGGATCATCTGATATAATCTTAAACTGTTCATGCGGCGTGAAACTTATCCAACCAGTTACTATGTATTTAGTCTCAGTGTTAGAAACTACCCCTCTGTGAGTGTGGGTCCAATCTGCTGGCCAGATGAGTGTCTTACCCTTTACAGGTTTCACCTTGACATTTTGATACAGAAACTCGGTCTCACCCCCATCAGATATGTCGTTCAAGTACGTCATAAAAACCAGATGGCGCTGTGATACGTGACCAAACCCCGAATCTCTTTCACAGTGAAACGCCTTGTAGTAACTACATGGATCGTACTTTTGTATATTCACAAATGGAAATATGGTCCATGGGCACATTCCTTCGTCACAGTACTCGTATTTCTTCTTGTATTCATCGATACATTTCATGAGATGACACCCGTATTCTTCCGTCAGAGGGCCGTCAAAAATACAGTCTATCGAATCTTTCATGTCTTTGTTGACATGTCCACCACCTACAACACCTGGACGTTTGTCACCATATCGCTCAAACCATGCAATGATCAAGTCACATAGTCCCGTATTCTCCATCTGGTACGTTTCGATGAAATTCATCTCTTGCTATAAGATAATGGACACAGTTTTCCTTTATGCCGACTCGAAAAATCGAGACGCGAATGCATACCCCACTGGGAGTTCGTACGTCCTACACCTGACCAATCCCATAAAGAACATTGCGCAGGTTGATCTCGTCTCAGCCAAGGTGCCCAACACAGTCTACAACCTGTCAAACGGCACAGCAGCGCTCACCTTTGGGTCGACCGTCATGAACTTCAAGCCTGGATTTTTCAATTCATCTGCACTTGAGACTGAAATCAATGCTCGCCTGGCAACTCAATTTTCAAATGTAAAATGGATCGCCACCGAAGGAAAGTTTTTGTTCCGGTCCAATGGGCCATTTTCAATTTCAATTTCAAATTCAATTTCAAAATTACTTGGTCTTCCTGCTGGAACATACAATGGAGTGGCAGCTTCGACAGACCCCGTCTACGCCCAGACGCTTGGTTCGGCTTACTATATAAAATCCAGTACCATGACTGATTTCTCGACAAATGAATTCATCTTCCTGGACATTCAGGAGCTACGCACTCCGGGCATGGCTGCTGCGCTCTCGATGCGTTCTGACGGGTCAGGCACCTTTAGTGGTGGCAATGCACGTAACTCGTTCGCCACTATCCCGATGAATGTCAACTCGGGCAGTGTCAAGCTGTTCTCAGAGGGGAGTGATTACGAAATGAAAGCGGAATACCCCCATCCAATCGACGTCGTTAGTCGCCTGACCATTTCATGGATCGACGGAACTGGTCAACCCATCGACTTTCGTGGGTTTGATAACAATGCATTTGTACTGAGGTTTCACCAACCAAAAAAGGAAGAGCCCCCACCTCCACCATCTGTAGACATGGTTGAGCTACGTAGAATCTTGGAAGATATGATTACAATTCAAAAACCAAAAGAGCCCGAAGTGAAGCGGCCTCTTGTGGGTCGATGGACCCTAATTCTTTTGACGTTTTTCGCTGCTGCTGTGTACATGATTTACAATCGGCTCCGACCTGTCCCGCAGTTGAGACCTACTGTTTAGCGGGTCACTGCGTAAATGGGGCTGCCTGGCTCCTTGATGGCCACGTTGGTCACCAGCGCCTTGATGGTCATGTAGACCAGGATGGACAGCAGAGTGGTGAAAATGGCGCTCAGCACATAGTACTGGCCACCGTTCTTGCTCACCTGCACCACCTGGGAGATCATGAAGCGCACGGCATCCATCCATGCCACGGCAGCGGCGAAGGAAAAGCCAGCCACGACGGAGTTGAGGGACTGGGCCTCGAGCTGGAGAGCAACGGAACTAAGAACACCTGCCATTATTTATTATAGGACTGGAAAAAAAATCCTCCTCCTCGGGTTCATAATCTTCCTCCTGAAGTATGACCGAGTACTTGACTTTGTGAGGAAGTTCGTCATCTTCTAGATCCTCCACTTGAACAAATTCCGTAAACTTTTGTGTGGGCTGGTACGGAACAGGTTCATTCAGAGACATGCCCTGGAGATGGATGTCCATCTACTACTACTATTCGTCACTCCTTTGGGCTGGTGGCATCTACCGCACCCTTGAGTGTAATCTCCAACGGAGTCTCTGGGACCCAATCCTCCCACGTGTCAAAGCACTCATTCATCTTGACGTACATCTCCTCGTCGCCTGTGTAGCGAGTGAATGGCTCCTCTGCCTCGTCAACCTCCTCCGCTTCCTCATCGTCATCAACCTCCTCCCAGTCTTCATCCTCGTCAGAGTCCTCGTCGTAAATCTCTGGGAAGAGACTGCCAATCTGCTTCCCAGCGACATTTCGTGCTGCGTACATCAGTCCAATCTGAACATCCTGAGCGGTCACCGTGTCACGTCCACACGCTTTGGCATAGTGAGACCCGAGAACAGTCGCCGACTCCATCACCGGGAGGAAGAGATCCCGAATCGACTGTGGAATCTCGTTCATTACTTAATTACCTTGGAATGTCCTTAACTCACCAGCCTCTTCCAAATTGTTGAATAGAACTTTTCCATCCTGGATGAAGTTGTAGCTCACTGCATAGATCCGAATGAATCTAGACTGAGCACTTGGGGTCAAAGTAATTTCCAAAATTTGATTTGAAATTCGCGACATGTTCACCTGGCCTGTTGGTACGACACTTTCAGGGTCGAGACTGAATGAGTACATGTAAAACTTTCGATCAGGGACACGAGTGTGATACTCCATAGGCTGAATGACTCGAAGAAACAGCGGAGTTCCTATATCTTTACTGATTCTTTCTACGTTGTTGAATTTTAAAACTAAATTGGATAGCTGTTCGGTAGTTCCATTTATGTATGAATTTCCGTCACCTGAAAATGCTCCATTGGTTGTAAAGTCGTACCCAAAGGCTCCTGAATTTTGAATCACCACGAAAAACTCTTTGACTGGATTCATGAAACCGAGCTGGAGGCGTACGTTATTGACACCCACTGGTGCGATGAATTCTACACGCTGGACTTGCTCATAGATTTGGATGTTTCTATTCAACTTGACGTTCATATAGACATACTCGACGAGGAGCTGGATATTGAGATCCTGTGTCCATAGAGTCACTGGATTGATAGTGAACGTGGTGGAGCTCTTGAGTGCGACACGAAATTCAATATAGAAGTTGTCCATCTCGAACCCTTTCCGGAGACATGTGAACGGAAGTGGAATCGTATAGACTGGGTTTACGGTGGCTGATGTTATAGGGTAGACTTTTCCCGTCAGGTACTGAAGTGTCGCCTGTTTCCCTTGTGGGGTTTTAAGGTCGTTCATCATTTCGATGTACTCACCGTACAGGCGTTCGACAGGCTGACCATTGCAGTACAATTCGACATAGTCAATCATGTAAGTCATGGCCGAGTCACAGATTGCAGAGTTCAGCTGAGGCGTTGTGAATTTCAGATATAAATTTGAAATCATTTCACCACGCTTGGGGATCTGAACGACACTCTCACCGTCAAACTTTATTTGGGTGTCAAACGAGATGACTTCGAGACGCTTGGCAAAGGGGACGGGTGCGCTGTACTTTTCAATAAAGTGTGTAATTTCAGGGTTTCCTACGAGCATTACATCGTCTGCACCTAAATATGCAAGTGTGGCTCTTCCGGCCATCTCTAACAGATGGCAAGTTAAAAATTAAACATAATTCCTGCGAGCCCGTTCTCGATTCTGAGCACGTTATAATTTGTAGCGTAGACACGCATGCTTCGCGTCAGGCCTGCGAGCGGTGATAGTGTGATGTCGATCGTGCTGTCCTTCATACGACTAAAGTTAATCTGCCCCGTCGGTCTGGGATTCATGGGGTCGTTTGCAAACGAGTAGACGTAAAACTTCCGTACTGGCGTCACGTTGTACTTTTGGAATGCCTGCACGTACTGCAGGTATTGAGCGTCAATAATCTGTCGACTCAAGTACTCCTGACCATTAAACGACAGTCCCAGGTTGGTCAGGCCGTTATTTGAAAAGTCGTACGGTGCTGTAGACTCATTCTGAATCACGATGTAAATTTCGCGTACGGGGTTGATGAATGGAAGTTTGAACGTACCGGTTGAAAATCCAGGTGGAAGCAAAAATGATGTTGACTGCGTTTGGGTAATCAGATATTCGAGTCGGCTTTTTCTCATCCACTTTACCTCATTTTCCGAAAGATACCCGTACTCTACAATCATTGTCGCGCTTACCGTTTGATTCACAGAGGCAATATTGGAGATGAATGACAGGTCGTTAAATGGCCGGAGTGTAACCGCCACCTCGAGGTCGGACCTGTCAAGTGCCGCAATCGGGATTGACAACTCGTTGTTGCCGTAAAAGTAGAATGGCAGGTTGGTATAGTACGTGCGCCCGGGATCAAACACGTTTGACGTGTCTTGCTTCCCAATCAGGAGCTTCAACCCTGGTTGATTCTCGTACGGGATGTACAGATCGTTATACAGCTCAATCTGCTCACCCGTCAGGCGCTGGACAAGCTGTCCACCGATACGAAGCTCGGCGTTATCAATCATGTACGTTCCCACCGAATCGACATAACTGTACACGTCGGACACATTACTGGCGAGAGGCCCGATAGATACGGCTGTATTTGAGTACAAAGTTGTTGTTCCGCCAACAATTGTATTGTATCCTATCGACACGAGGGCCGGGATGACAGTTGATGCAACTGGAACGAAAAAAGGGACGCCAATCGAGTACGGTGGCAAAAGACCGAGGCCAATCGGGTATGACGCGCTAAGAGTCGACGCGCCTGTGACGGTCACACTGATGGACTTGAGAGCATCGGCGGTACACAAAACAGCCTGAATGTAGTACAATCCGCCTTGATAAATTGCAATTTGAGCTCCACTGATTCCGATTTGATTTGTACCTCCTATGGGCGTGTTCCAACTCGCGGTACTAAAATTGATTGGACTTGAAATGACGAAAGATGGCACTGCTGGGGTTAACAAGAGCCCGTTTTGAGTGTATGAGAGGGTTGGGGAAGTTGCAGAAGTCTGGACGATTTGAATCGTGCACACGTTTGATGCAAGCATCGTGTCTGTTGCACGCGACCCGGCCAAATCTTGCATTGTAATGTCCATGAAGTACGGGCCAAGTGTTGAACTCGTCACCGTGACTGGAATGGTGAAATCGAGAGAAGGGTATGGGTATGATCCCTGGTACGTGTTGTACGTGTACAGTGTACTTCCAGAACCTCTTGTCCCGTAGCTCAGCTTGACGGATGTAAGTGCGCTCGTCTGAAATCCAAGCACTGAAGTGATGAGGTATGTTCCGGTGCTTTGGAACATGAACGAGTTTGAGCTTGGCAGGAGGCTTATGAGTGACCCTGCTGATACCGCTGGGTATGATGTGAAATTCTGAAGTGCAAGTTGGGTCCCCGTGACCGAAGTTCCTGAGTTTGTGAAAAACTGGTCAATCGGGCCGATTGCAAGCCAAGATCCCGATCGCAAAATTGCATTCACAGGGGTCATTCGAATGAAAATCGATACGTAGACGTAACTGTACCCGGTCGGGATGGTAATGTTGAGTGGGATGGTGAATGTGGGCGTTGGCTGTGAAGTTGTCTGGATGACGTGTTCAGACACGAAATTCAGTGGAGGAACCACATCGGTCAATGAGTACGTGTAAGCAACCGAGAAGATTGCATCCGTTCCTGAAGCCGTGAGATTGCCACGGATACAATACTGTCCAGGTTTCGTAAATGCGATGTTTCCGTTGGTGGTTTGGAAACAAAAGGTTGAACCAGCGACCTGGGCAATGTACAGGTTTCGAGCCGTGTTGAAAAACAAGTAATTTCCACCATAGAGCTGAAACTGGACAGAAGTGGGTGTTGTCGATGGGGTGATGTCGTTATTAACCTGAAAATAGATACCCGCTCTCTTTTCGGCGGTTGGGATACCACTGCCGCGTGTCCACCCACCTTGCTCAAGTGTAAAGTCTGGCGACGCACGGGGGTAGACTGGAAATGGCGAAGAACCAGGCAAACTCGGGTGAGCACTCGTGGCTGAGATGACGTAGTTCAAATTGCCACTTGGCAAAATTGAGTCGAAGTTCTTTGGATCCAACCCCCAAAATGTAGCCTGTATAGACTCCACCTCCACGTTCGAGTACGACACAAAGTTGAACCGGTTGACATTTGCGTTGAAAAACACATTGGTCGACAGAGATTGTGGTTGGAGCACGGTGACATTAGTACCAGTTCCAATAAGTGCAGTGGTTTGTGACGGGATTGTGAAATTGACGAGTGCGTACGACGTTCCCACAATGGAATCGAGCAGACCGACAAGCATCACGCCAGTGACACCTGGCATGGTTGCAGTATATCCCGCCCTGACTGTCGATGCATATGTCAGTGGAAGAGGAATCTTGAGGTTTGTGACGGCAGCTGGGTTTGCTGACATGCTCGCCTGAGTCTGTAACACGGTAGATGCAGTGGTCGAGGGTAGGATACTGAGCACAGACAACGTAGGGATGGATGTCGTGGTTTGACTGTTGATTGTGAATGTGATACTTGATGAAGTTGACGATGTGACTGTCATGGGACCCACCACACCCGCAATGCTTCCAATGTACCCAGGGATCATGTTGAAATTGGGGGTTACATTTCCAGTCTGAACTGGGATTGTGATGGAAGTGCCCGTCACTGGTGCGGTTGTACCGTTTGTGTAGTAAGTATATGTGACGGGGCTCGTCAACCACCCGATTGATACGTTTGACTGAGAATCTACGTTTGAGGAGTAATAGGTGATACCCTGGGTTGGTGCACGGATATACACTCCATCGATGATGAGTCGTGGATAAAACCCGTTTTCACTGGCAACGTTTGACCAGTTCCAGTCATTCCCGGGGTTCTTTAGGTAGGGCATGTTGGTTTTGAGTGTGAGCCCTCTGACAACGTCACCCTTGAAGGGAATCTTGCAAATCTGCTGATTACCGAACGTTTGCTTCGAACCGTTAAAAGGGATGTCATACGCTTCAAGCACAAATGGGGTATTTCGAGAATACAAGCCCTGAAAGTAGGTCAGGGTTGGCTTTCCTGAGAGATAAGCGTCTTGTTGCCCTAGCGCCGCCAGCTGGATGTATCCAGCGGACATTCTACTACTAAAGATGGAGATCTTATTTAAGTGATACTTTGCGTTCAATTTCAATTCAAAATTTGAATGTGAAATATAGATGAGTGTCCAGCTCAAGAGGTTTGACCCGACCAAGATGAGAAACGATCGTGTCTGTGTTTTCATTGGCAAGCGCGGAACAGGCAAGTCAACCCTCGTGACTGATATTCTGTGGCACAAGCGAGCCATTCCAGCTGGGATTGCAATGTCAGGTACGGAGGATGGTAACGGACATTACAAGCAGTTTATTCCAGATCTCTTTGTGTACGGCGACTACAACCGAGACGCCATCGAGAAGATCATGGAGCGTCAGCGCAAGATTGCTGCTCGTGTCGGTAAGGACGCTCTCCCACCAGTGTTCATTCTGATGGACGACTGCATGTACGACAGGGCATTCATGCGTGACACGGTGATGCGCAGCTTGTTTATGAATGGCCGTCACTGGAACATCTTTTTCATGATGACGACCCAGTACGTGATGGACATGACGCCTATGATTCGGTCCAACACTGATTACGTATTTGTCCTCCGTGACAATGTCAAACAGAATCGTGAAAATTTGTACAAGTGCTTCTTTGGGATGTTTCCGAGCTTTGATATGTTTTGTCAGGTGATGGATGCTTGTACAGAGAATTACGAGTGCCTGGTACTTGACACGACGTGCAAGACGAACAAGATTCAGGACATGGTCTTCTGGTACAAGGCTCCCATTCGCAAGAATTTCAAGGTTGGTGGTCCCTCATTCTGGCAGTACCATCAGCGTCATTACAATCCACGTCACCAGACTGGCCCACCACCTGGTACTATTGCTCGAAGCCGTGGTGCTCCTACGATTGTGGTAAAAAAGTCGCGGTAGTCCAAGGTGTATAAAACCTCAGAAAGAACTAGAATGCAGAGTTACGACCCGAATGCCGGTCTTGACATGATCAAGGAGATACCAGATGAGAAGAAAAGTGCGGTTCCAACAGGACTGCTTCGAAATGAGCCTGAAAATAAAGTTGACTCATCTCAAATGGCCGACTTTTCTTCTCCAATCGAGGAGGTGATGGCTGGTCCAGGCCAGATGATGCAGGACGAGGTGATGGGCCCACCCCAGATGATGTCTGGGAACAAGCGGACCCCCAAGAAGGAGCCCTCGAGCAATGGTAAAAAGAGCAAGAACCCATTTGGTCTGACTGACGAGCAGTTTCAGGCTGCACTGGCTGGCGTGGCGGCTGTGATTGCCTTTTCCAAGCCGGTTCAGGGCAAGCTGTCGACGATGGTGCCCAAGTTTCTGTCCGAGTCGGGCGAGATGTCTGCGACTGGCATGGTTGTGACTGCTTTGGTGGCTGCAATTGTGTTTTACTTTGCACGTCAGTTTATTGACAAGCAGTAGATGTCAAACTCCGACACTCTCCCCACAGTACTTTTTGTCAGACACCGGTTTGTAGACTCCAATCTGAGAACAGATTTCGCGAAGATCTCTGAAATTGTCCCAAAACTTTTGCGTGTGATCGTATTCACTGACTGTCAAGTGTGCGAGCTCGTGAAGAAACACATACATCGCGGACTCTACATCTTCTCCATCTAGGCAGATGTAGATTTCATACCCTTTGTTTACGTTTGATGCTATGACACCGGTCATTCCTGGTGACGTGCCTGTGACGATTGAGACCTTTCCACATATGAGCTTCCACCTGTCCTCTGCTGGAAGAGACTCCCTGATAATTCCGTACCGTCTCTTAATCTCTGCGAGCATTGGAGGATCTTTCGTCAGAGTGACTACATCAGCTAGAACTGCCCCGAGGACACCGAGGACCAGTAGGCCACTCATCTACTATTGCTTTACAAAAACAAATTGCGAGTAAATGTCCGACACGAGTCCGTTCGGGCGGCTCAGCATGGGTTCCCACTTGATCATCTTCATCTTATGAGACATCATCGAGCGGATGAACAGATCGGGTTCCAGTATGGGCTCCTCCCTGCCACCCTCTGCATAAAATGGACCCCCGACCAAGTTGACCAAAAGTTTGTCACCCTTCATCTCAATTTTGTTTCCTAATTCATCTTCGAATTTTGTTTTAAAATTCAAAAGTGAATTGATACGCGTCTTGTCAGGAGTAATACCAATCAAAAGTCCACCTGGTTTCAAGCATTGATCGATTGCCCACACAGATGCTATGTAGGAGTCCATGGTTTCGAAAATATAGTGGAGTGAAAAGTTGTAACACACCACGTCGTACGGCCCCCATGCGATGGCTGTCGCAATGTCACCCGGGGGCAGGAACCACATTCCGAAATTCGCTTCGATGGCTCTCGTCTGCGCCTCGGCGACCGACTGTTCGTCCGGGTCGACGCCGATAACTTTTAGGTCAGGGACAGATTTCCATTTGTGAATGTCACCGCCGCGCCCGCATCCACAGTCGAGAACGGTTGAGCCGGGTTTGACCCATTGAGTGATCAGTGCTCGTTTGCAGTTGTTGTGTAGTTTGCGGAGGTTGTCCATTTTAGAGATAGGGTACAAACTCCTTAATAGTCGTGAACAAAACCAACTTTCTTCAGATAAAGATTTTACATCCGTCTACAGTATAATGGGGTCTCTTGAGCAGGATTTCCTGTCTGTTCCCGGTCAGCTGTTTGCCTGTATATCTTTTGTCGGCCCAGATCAGCCGCAGAAGAATGAGCAGCTGGGTATGAAGATTCGTGGCTGTTTTGCAACCCGTGACGAGGCGGCCAGTCACGCCAAGCGTCTTCAGAAGGAGGATGCACTCGTCGACATTTACGTAGTGGACATGTACAAGTGGCTGCTGATTCCACCCCAGCGTGATCAGATTCAGGATGTTCACTATCAGAATGAGAAGCTGGAGGAGATTATGGTCAAGTACCGCGAGAATCAGGCACAGGCTTCTGCCATGTTTGAGAAGCGCAAGCGTGACATGAACGCCAAGCCAATCGCTGGTGACTTTCCTTACATCGACCCTTCGGATGAGAATTCCAAGTTTTACACAAAGCCGGATGTTCCGCCAATTCCCCACCCTGCGGAGGTTCTTGAGGACCTGAAGAAGGAGTTTCCCGACAAGCCAATCGAGGAGCTGGTCACGATGGCTGACGCCAAGGTGAATGAGGTGATTGAGCAGCGTCGTGTCGAGGCGGAGGCGGCGGTGACTGTTTAATTTCTACGTGTAAAGTAATATGGTATTTGCACTCATTGGCATTCTCATAGTCCTGGGTCTCTTGTGGCTTGCGTACAAGCGTTTCGACTTTCTGTGCCCCCCTGCCAAAATATCTCAACCCGTACAGGCGTTTGACAACCAGTTTGAGGTATTCAGGGATATGGAACCACAGACTCAGGTGCGTGAGAATCCGTGGGTTGGGTTTTTGCAGGAGGATCTCTCCAAGGGACGCACGGGGCCAATTGGGACGTTTAGTGGGAACGATTCAAAATCTGGGCGTGTTGTTTCTTACATGATTACTTAGGCGGATTGATAATGACTGGGCGCATATTAGTTAGGATTATGCCGATGACGATGCCGATGAGCATCCCCATCACGAGAGGGTTCCCCTTGAGCTTGTCAAGTGGGCTCTCCTTCTCTTGAAGGTTCAAAGAAGGCCGAAACATCGGCTCAGGATCTTGACGGGTCGGCCACTCGTTGGCCTCAGGTGCGTCGCTTTTTGACGACGACAGGAACGGAGGGGGGGATCGGTCGTCCATTGTCTTCTTCGTCACTCTCGCTTTTATCTGGTACTATGAACCCATCCAAATTTCCATCCTCATCTGCATCATCCCCATCATCAAAGTCCTCCTCGTCCTCGTCGTCATCGTCGTCGAGGTCCTCCTCCTCCTCTGTGTCGTAATCGTCAGTAGCGTAATCATCCTCAACCTGCTCAATCGGCTCGTACCGAACAGGTGGCTTGGACACGCGGCCACTCTTCGTGCGGACGTTATTGACCGTGGGATCTGACTCGGGAGGGGATGAAGGCTGTTTGGGCTCCATCTTCTGGATAATCTTGGATTGTCTCGTTTAAGTACTTTGGGAAGAAATAAAGACCCTTTGAAAGAGCAACTTTGTTAAGTTCAAATTCTCCGTCGTACGCGAGTGCACCGGCAATCTCATTCAGCTTTTCCTGATGTTCTACGTCATCAGCAAGACGAATTCCGAGGCTCATGTCACGGACGTTTTCGACTGCCGTGTAGAGTGCTCGGGACGACAAATCAATGTCACTGTCTATCTTTGATTCAAAAAGCGTCATGTTATTTAGGAAGCGTTGCCAGCTCACTGGATCGAGACCAGAGTATGGATGCACCGCCTGTTCGTACTTTAGGAACTGCCCCCTTTGCCCTCTCGGAAAAACAAGCCATAATGTCACTGCCAGGAGGGCTACCAACAGTAACGATCTCATCTACTATACTCGGAGGAAGAATATGTTCGGAAAACTCGTGATCCTTGCACTCGTCATTGAAGCACCTCTGAGTCAACCTTCCTTTGTTCAACAGGAACCAGACGTGATTCGACCTGTGCTCCTCTTTGATCCGTTCGCAGTACTTTGAATCCGTTTGAACGTACCACACGTCTACACCCTCCTCGAGTCGTTGAATCTTCTTCACCTGTGTTCGACGCTGACCTGGCAGATATCGCTGAATAAACTCCTCGATCGGTTCAGCTGCTGGTGCGTCGTCTGGCTCAAGTTCAGATTTGCGTTCGTACGAAGGGCACCGAATCGAGAATAGTTCGAGAATCTCTGCATTTGGCTCTTTTGTAAACTCCCTGCCACCGAGTTCACGCCATGGAATGTATGGATCGCCCGAAGGTTTCTTGTGTGACCAAAGCATCCGAAGTCCAGAACCGCCATAGACACTCGAATCAATCACCTGAGTCCAATCCACCTCTTGCACCTCGGGAAGCGCCAAAAGTATCTTGGAACGTGCCGAAATCGCATCCTGCTTCGAAACCTTAAAATCAGGCCAGTGAATGTGCACACCAGACTTGATGCCTTCTTTGACTGGTCGAGGTTGTGCGCGCGCGATGCAACACCTTCCGGGTCGCCCAATGGCATCATGAATCACGTCACAAATGGCCAAGAGAGCTTCATCCTTGAGCTTCTCCACCGCCTTGTAGTCGAGATCAACAAAAAACTTGAAAATGTTCGTCTTTTGCTCAACCACGTACAACTTGCTATTTTTCAACTGTTCAATGTACAATTGGAAAAACGCAGACATGTCATCGTCCGGTACAAAAAGGATCCCACCATTCATCAATGTGTGGGTCCCTGGTGCTTTTGGGACGGTCCATAAGTCCATTGTTTATTTAGGTGTCATTTTCTTTAGGTGTCCTCCTCCTCGTCAGATGAAGAATCGAGTGCGAGACGAGCCCAGAAACTCTTGGGCTTCTTCATCTTTTCTTGATTTGCAAGAACTTCTGGAACTTCATCCTCGGGCTCGGGCTCGGCTTGCTTCTCCTCAATCTTCTCAATCTCGTAGCACAGTCTGCGAATGGTCATTTGTTCAGCGAGTTCCTCAGGTTTCGAACCGTCGTCCCTGAGTGTCGCGAGCTTCTGAGCATACCAGAGTTTACTGGGTGTCATTCCTGACAAGTCTGTAGAACTTTTTTACTCGTCAAATCCGCAGATTAAATGGGATTTTGTTTCTGTTCCGAATTGCATTGACAAATTCAGGGTTTCGGATGACGTGTGTACGAATCATAGGCCAAAGATTCTCTCTTTTTGAGATGCCATCGAGAGTATCAAACTCACAAACATCATTTTCGTCGTAGTTTTTGCGAAACGGTACGATATGACCCTCCATTTTGTCCTTTTCTTCATTGAACCTCTTGACTATATGTCGGTGTTCAACTGGAGTCATCGGGAGATCAAATACATAGACGTGGTAATGATTCAGAACATCAACTCCGTCCTCGATGTCTCTAGGTTCGGGGGTATCAGTCGAAAACTTGAAGTGGGCGTACGAGCCTCTCTTCAAGTTGATCGTTCCACGTGTTTCTTCTTCAAGTTCTCGAACCGCACATCGAAGTGGGTTGTAGATTTCTCGACGCCGGCATCCACCGGTAACAAACGTCCATTCCTTATATCTGCGGTCGTGGACCACAAGGAAATGCGGAACTCCTTCAATTTGGCTCATTGGTATTGCTATTGCTTTGTGTCTTTCCCGAGTCGCCATTTCGACTCTCAACTACTATGTCTGGGCCAAAAAATTCCTGGAGTTTTCCGCTGCGCTTGTCATACGTGATCAGAAACACGATACATGCAATGATGAGCCAAAACCAGAGTGGCATTTCTGTTACTAGTTCGTGGGACTAATTTTCTACCTAGTTGGCGTACAGCAGCGAGCCCAGACCGTTCTGGATCCGGAGCACGTTGTAATTGACTGCGTACAGGTAGGGGTTGGTGATCAGTGGGCTGGCAAGTGCCAGAGGACCAGTGCGACCGGTGGTGGGATCGTTGAGCTGCACAGGGGTGACGATGCGGTAAGTGTCGAGGCGGGAGAAGTTGATCGTGCCTGTGGGCTGGTTCTTGGAGGTGTCCAGGCAGTAGCTGATGATTGCCACGTTGGCAACCAGGTTGTTGTGCACATAACCGAAGGGGGTGTTGTAGTACTGGGGAGCATCGACCCAGGCGTTCAGGTGGCGGAACTCACCGACATCCACACCGTTGATCTGGGTCTTGAGCATAAAGCTCGAAGCTGCTTGTGAGTTGTTGCCGTTCTGGGTCACAGTGTCGTAACGCTGAGACTGGAAGGCGATAAACTTCACTGGGTGTGCCAGAGCCAACTCCTGCACTGGGTTGCTGCTCATTGGCACGCGCTGCACCTGGTGGATCAGCATGTCATGAGTGTTGTCCGCGAAAAACTTGCGCTCAGCCTGGTCCAGGTAGATGAAATTGGCCCAGCATGCGAACGTCAGGCTTGTATAGGTGGCGGTGGGGGTTGCCGCGCCAGTGAAGAATCCCATGTCAGTACCAACCAGCGCACCGGTTGCAAGTGCCGGCTGAGCAACGAAGCTCACGTTCACGGTGGTTGCATTTGATGCCGTCACAACTACTGGACCGTACAGAGGCAGACCAGCCACGTACTGACCAGCCTGGATACCAGCGCCCGCCGTAGGGGATGCCTGATTGTTAAAGGTCAGAGTTGCCGACGTTGACGTGGCGCTAATCACCGTCTGCGCCACCACAGATGCGGAGGTGACTGGGGCGTACACGTTGAGGAGCGAATTGGCTGGGAAGAACACATTGGAGACTGACGTCGTGTTGGAAAAACCGATCGTGATGTTGGAAAAGCCGGTTGCGTTGGAGGTCGCCTGAATCACCGCGCTCACGTTCCAATCGGGGGAGAGGGTGTTGGCCACTAGGGAGCCGGGGAACAGTGGGCCGTTGATTGAGTTCGTTGCCAGGAAAGCGGTATTGGCGGCAACTCCAGTCACCACAGTTGACAGGACGTTGATCGAAGCCTGTGGCAGTGCAGACAGGCTTGGCCGAGTCGTTGGGCCAAAAGTCAGGGTGGAACCCAGCTGGTTAGACCACGAGATGCGCAGCTCCACATCGTGGAACTGGATAGCCACCAGAGGCAGAGCCAGGAAGTAATCCTTGCAGAAGAAGAACTTCAAGGGGAAGAAGGAATTCTTCTGGTTGGTCACACCGCTGGTGTTGAAATTCAGGTAGCGCTGGGAATAGTTCTGAGCGCCCACCACTGGCTCGACATCAGTCATGTACTGGAAGTCTTGAGTGTCAATCACCTGACCACCGATGAGGAGCTCCACCTTGTCAATCACCTTGGACCAGTCCAGATTGGTCACACCAGCATTGTTCGAATCACGAGCGCTAAAGTACACATAGCTCAGAAGGTCGCCCTTCTTCTCGAAGCGAACCAAAGAGATGCCACCAGCCTGTGGATTACCCTGGATCACCTGACGCTCGACCGATTGAGAATAGTGCGTGTACCGCTTGTAGTTGGAACGGAAAAAGGAAACCTCGGGCTTACCAGACAGCCAAGCGTCCTGGGCACCCGTAGCGACGAGCTGAACAATGCCACCGCTCATTTTATATTGTTAACCTAGGTTTTTTTCTGACTTGCGACGCGATTCACTGGGCTGACAAAGGCTGCTGCACGAACGAATTCTTCGCGAGCTGCTTGATGGCAATGTCAAGCGTGTCAGCCCATGGGTTTGCACCCATCTCCGTCTTTTTCTCGTTAAACTTGTCAAACTCGGGGGTGATGTAGTTCTGGAAACGACCAGCGGATGGGTGTGACACTGGGAATGCCGTGGATTCGGCGCGAATATTGGTCATGGCACCGACAGCGTTGACTGGATCGTCCCGGACATTCATGCGACCCGCATTGCCCATGCGATCTGAGTTGGAACGATTGTTCGACAGGTGGGGCAGCGACTTGTCCGTCAGAGACCCGTCGTATGGTTGCTTCACGTTGTAGTGAGCAATTCCGTACTCGAGTGTGTCACCGCGGAAACCCGTCTCTTGACGAATCGTCGTGCGCCGAGTCTTGATCTGATCGGGGCGACCCTCCATGCCAACCATGCCACCACCCTGTGCCTGCTGACCGCTATTCTGTGCAGGGGGGCGATAGTATGCCTTGGTCGCCTTGGCTTGATGGGTCATCGCACCGATACCACCGGCGCCACCATTCTTGACAACAGAGTCGCTTGGACCAGTGCGACCCTCAAGCGTCGTGCGCCGCTCCTCATTGATGTTATTGGGAAGAGCACGGAAAAACTGCTGAAAACCACCGGTGGCGGCCACGTCCGGACCCACACCCAAACCGGGGCCAACATGGATCCGCTCAACAGGTGGGAAGTTGTTCATCTTGTTCGTGATGTTCTCGCGACCGTACAGGTCGTACACAGGCTGACCCCATGGAGACGCCTTGGCGTCGGGGCGCATGTCCTGTAGGGATGCAATCTCATTCTTGGGCTGAAGACGCCAGTCGCCCACACGACGACCAAGTTCGGGGGTCATAATCTTGACATCCTGATAGTCTGCCCAGTGATCACCGGGGTGAGCCATAAGGTCGGTATCGCGGCGAGTTACAACTGGGGGGCCCGGCTTTCTGGATTCTGTGGTTACCTGAACGTCATCTGAATTCTCACTCAGACGCTTTCCGGCAAACACCAAACCTACTACTGCAGCAAGTGCAAGTGGATCCATATTACTAATGGATTAGTTTTTTATTTCTGAATGTACCGCTGAACAAAACGAGTGTTCTGATCGATGGCGTACGTGCTAATAGGGTCAAACCCAAGGACGCGCAGAGGCAGATTCACGTAGCTATTGGGGAAATCATACGAATTCTCTGCCCAGCCATTCTTCCATGACAGGGTATCCACTGGACGGAGAGCAGAACCAACCGTAGCAATGTCAACCATCGTAATAGTTGCTGGCCCCTGCCACACACCGGGCTGAAGGAGGGCATCCTTCGCAGAATAATACTCCTGAGGCATTCTTTCTATTCACGGAGGAATTTATTTAGTCTACCGCCCGTTACCGGCACGCATCTGGGTACGCTCGGGGAAGTTGAAACGATCGCTGTCAATGTCGCACGAAGAACCTCCCTGGTCCTTGCACATCGGGGAAAATGGCTTACCGAAGGAAGCCTGTGCAAATCCAGCCTGGTCGTTAGGAATTGTCGTCACTGGCATGGTGTAAAAGTTACGCTCAGCATCGCGCTTGCGCTCAAATGGATGAATCTTGCTCCACTCATTCTGAACCTCCGTGCGCACGCTTGGGTACCACGCGGCAGATGGACGGTCGGGCTGATCAATGTAATCAGTCATCAGAACATTCCCCATGGGATTGTCGAGTGAAGGCATCGTCACACTGTCGCGAATTGGGCCAGCAACACGACCGTTACCGAGCGTCGCACGAATCTTACCATCGCTCATCATGTTTGACGTGTACAGATAGTATAGAATTGCAAGGACGAGACCAGCGAGGGCGAAAACGCGATTGTCTCGATTAATAAGATATACAATCACACTTGCGTAGAGAACAAACCGGACTGTAGAGGCTGTTCTCTCCTTTGCCGTCTGTGACCCTGTAGGCCAGAAGTTCAGCAACTGGTCCGTGCGGAAAATCTCACTGGGATCCATATTACTATGTACTGGGAAAAAAACACTTCAGTTCATGTTCTTCATCACGTCAGCCATCATCTTCTGCATGCTCGACATGAGCTTCGCCTCGGTCATTTCACCGCCGTCAGCACTCTCCTTTGCAAACTTCTCCGCCGTCGCCTCAACCATCGCCAGCATCTGGGGTGGGAGCATAGCAATCGACGTGCCAATCATGTGAAGGTTCTGGATGTGACCCCAGATCGCCGCGCGGCTTTGCTGAGACAATTGCTTGCTCTTCCAAATTCCTCGCACACCAATCTCATCCATAAACTTGTTTTTCTCTGAGAAGAATGCCGAGTTTTTCTCCGAAAGATATTGTACCCGTGGCCCGGTGTACTTCATGAAGCGATCCATCGTCTCACGCGTCCTGGGCTTTTCACTCGCCTCCTTGATGACCTTGTTATCTGGAAACTCCGAAAGGAGGTCATCAAAAAAGCTACCGAGCATGTTGTTAAATGCGGTAGAAGACATTAGATTTTATAGGATTTTTGTCTTTAAGTCTAGTAAGGATCCTTGGACACTGCGTCACCTTGACCAACTCCCTGCGACACGATGAAATAGACGAGCAGACCAACCAGAAAGGCGGGCTTCATCATGTCCGAATTCTTGAGCTTCCCCTCGCCATTCATCCGATTCTTGCCGTACACGTAAGCGGCTGTGACCCCTCCGGCAATCACGGCTGCGCTGAGAGGTTCACGGAAATACTTGTCCATTATTACTCTGTTTATAGTTAATTTTCTCTACTTTTCCCTGGCGTCGTCAAACAGGGACTCTCCCTGCTCATTCAACTTTGTCACCGTCGGTGGATTGAGTGATGGGGTGACGGCGAACGTCTGAGACCCCCCCGGGCTCTCTGCGACTGGATTTGTGGATGTTCCGCTCGAGTCGTTTGCGATATCCTCGAGGTTTCCAGTGTCTTGGGGTGGCTCGGAATTGTCTGGCTCTTCGATTGGTTCTTCTTCCTCGCCTTCCGCCTCG